TTGACGGACACGTAGAAAGCCACGAAAAATGAAAAAACAAATACAACAATTGTTTTACAGTTACGGCCGTAGCGTTGTTGGTGCCGTGTTAGCGGTGTATATGACCGGTGCAACCAACCCAACTGATTATATAAAAGCCGGTGTAGCCGCGCTAATCCCGCCACTAATGCGATGGGCAAACCCGAACGACGCCGCATTTGGCGTTAAAAAGTGATTGCTAAAGCAAAACCGGGTGTACCGGGCGCTCGAGATTACATAGGTGCCAGCGACGGCCCCGCGAACGCTAAACGCCCCGGTACTGAAATGTGGGTAAGACAGGCCGCCAAGTATTCGAACGGCGCGCTATGGAATAACGGTACCTTTGTGCGTCGTGACATTAAAGGCAAACCCGGGAAAATGTCAGTACATAGCACCGGGCGGGCAATGGATTTAAGTTATAGAAAAATGCCAAACAAAGGCATAGAACGCGGCCGCAACACCGCTCGACAGTTTTTTAAAAAGGTTGTTGCTAACGCCAACCAATTAGGCGTGCAAATGGTGATCGACTACCGACCTAAACCGTGGGGCGCGTCATGGCGTTGCGATCGGCAAGCATGGAAACGGTACACAAAAAAAACAATTTCGGGCGCACCCGGCGGCGACTGGTACCACGTAGAACTAGCACCCGGCATGGCAGATAACGCCGAAGCCGTAAAAACCGCATTTAAAGCCGTGTTTGAAGTATCCACAACCCCGTAACAATCGTTGGCTAGGGTTTTAGGCACCGACGGAAAGCCTTGAAACATGACAGAGCCACAAACCTTTATTTACGAGTGCTACATAACCAGCCTTGAAACAGGCCAAAAAGTTATGGTGCAACTATTCAGAGACCCAACCACGTTTGCTTGCCTACATGTGCAACTAGCGTTTAAAAGCCCGGCTACTGGCACATGGGGAAACCCTTACCAAATGGAAAGGCCCGTCTAATGATTATGCACAGGTTGTTAACAGGCGTTGTAAGCCTTATTACAGGCGTTTTAGTGGTGTTTAGCCCCGGTAATGCACAGGCCCCAACCCCAACCACACAAGTAGTCGTTGCCGTCATACCGTCCACCACGACTACTAGCACCACATTGCCCGCATTGGTCACTACATGCGCGCAGGTTGCGACGTTAGCCCTAGCCGAAGGATTACCGCCCAGCGAACTAGAAACGGCCTTACGCGTCGCGGTACGTGAGAGCCGGTGCACAAGCGACGCATTTAACGCGTCAGACCCCAACGGCGGTAGTTATTCCATTTACCAAATTAACGGGTTTTGGTGCCGGCCGTCCAAATACTGGCCTACCGGCTGGCTACAAGCAAAAGGCATTGTAGAAACATGCGACGACCTATTTGACCCCACAACTAACACGCGCGCTATGGTTGCCATTTGGCACAACAGCGGTTGGCTACCATGGACAACAGCGAAATAAACAACTACATAGACCCCGACAACACACTAAGCGAGGAAACCCGACACATGCTAGACCCGACACAAAACGCAATAACCCGCCACCAAATGGCCGTGTTTGATCTCATCGACGAAATATGCAGACCGGCACACGTACCGTACAAACCTAAACACGCCGATTTGATAGCGCGACTAAAACATTTAGCCGTAGACCTAGACCTAAGCGGCAACACAACCGCATGGCAAACCGTTAGCGAGGCAATCGAAGCGTTAGGCGGCTAACCATGACACAAATACGGTTAACACAAAACGAAATAAACTACGCCTACGCGGTAGCACAACTACGCATAGATTGGGCCGAAGCCGTAGGCGCAAAACATAACTACGGAATACAACCGGGCGACAGTCTTAAAGCAATGAAGGTTGGTTGTATTGGTGAAATGGCGTTAGCAAAACATTTACGAATAGATTGGGGCCACACCCAATACAACAAAAACAACTACGACGTAGGCGGTTATGAGGTTCGAAGCACGCTACGCGGTAACGGTTGTTTGCTAACACACGAAAGCGACAAACCAGCAATTTACGTACTTGCCACACTCGACCCGGTAGTGCGCGTTATAGAGTTGCGCGGCTGGCAAACATTGTACGAAACATGGCACCCAACCCGTTGGGCCGCGAACATGCCGGCACCGTGCTTTATGACCCCGCAAAGTTTGTTACACCCCATGGATACGTTGCCGCCAGCAATATAAACCCGACACGAAAGAGACCCCGACAATGAGATTATGCCCCAAATGTGGCGCTAAAACATACGCCTACGAAGCAAGCAAAACACACAAACGCACGTTGTATTTTCACCCCGGCGCATGCAAAAAGGCGGCACACAAATAATGGCTTTTAACATTGACAACTACGTAGACGTTCCCACACGCCTAACCGAAGCATTAAAACGCTACCCCGATCTACGCATACAAGAAACAGGCGCCGAAGTAGTCACCATGCCCGACGGCTCGACGTTTTACCGCTGCACCGTCACCGTATGGCGCGACGACAAAGACCCGCTACCAAGCGTGGCCACCGCTGCCGAACCATACCCGGGCAAAACCCCATACACAAAAAACAGCGAATTTATGGTAGGCATGACCAGCGCGTTAGGCCGTGCGTTGGGTTACATGGGTTTTGGTGTGTCTAAGGCTATTGCTAGCCGTAATGAGGTTGAAGCGCGACAGGACGGCACCCGGCCGGCACCGAAACCAGCGCAAACACATAGTCGAGTGGCCAGTCAAAAACAAATTTACTTTATTAAATCGCTTGCCAAGGGCGCGGGGTTCGATGAGGCAGCGCTACACGATTACATCGCGGTAACGCTTAACAGCGACGCGGTAACGCTTGAGGTGCTTAGCCCCGATCAGGCCACACAAGTAATTGACGCCATGAAAAAACTACCCAGTAGCAAAGGCGACTAATGACGTTAGAACAACAGGTAATGCTACTTGCGCGCATTGTGCGACTAATTGAGGAAATGCACAACACCGCCGACTACCTAGGCAAAGAAAAGGTTGTAAGCCATTTGCGATGGGCTAGCGAACATGTAAGCAATGAAATTTGGGCGCGCACAATTCACAAAGATTACGGGGCGCCTAATGGCAATGCTTGAAGCCCAATTTAAAAACACCGTTATAGACATCGCTACCCGGTACGACTGGTTAGTACACCATGACCTACCAGCGGTTAACAGTCGCGGTAAATGGGCGACACACATACAAGGAAACGCAGGTTTTCCCGATTTGGTACTTGTCAACAAACGCGGTGTGCTAGTTTTCGCCGAACTTAAAACAGACATAGGCATAGTAAGGAAAACCCAAGAAGCATGGTTAGACAGGCTCGAGCAATCGGGTGCAATCGTTCAAGTGTGGCGGCCTAACCAGTTGCCAGTAATCATAAAGTTTCTAGCGTGCGCGTAAGCGTGCGACTAGCCAAGCCCTAAGCCCGTTGCACGGTATGTGGGAACATACGGAAACGTAGGTAGTGCGCTATGCCCGCAATCATGCGCGACGAAATGACCGGGCCAATGGCGCGGCAGGCTGTAAACATAATCAGCCAAAAGCAAGTTAGAGGGTACGGGTTAGGGCAACCCCGTGGGTGGGGCTTACAAGCATTAGGCTTTACATGGTGTAAGCATTGACATACACATAACAAACAATGCACAAAGGATTAGCCCGACATGATTAGTAACCAACTAACAACAACAGCAAGCCGGCCTGCCGGCGCGCTAGCACAAGCCGTAGGCGCGTGAGTATGGCCACCAACCTAAACAGCCAAACACGCAACAAAACAGAGTTTAGAAAGAACCGCGCTCGACTACTGGCCGACAACCCGCCGTGCCATTGGTGCGGTGTCAACATTGCAACCGAAGCCGATCACGTGCTTTCAATTATTGAAGGCGGCAGCAACAGCATGGATAACCTTGTGCCGGCATGTAAGCCCTGCAACGCTCGACGTGGGCAGCGCGTAAAGACCGAACGCGAACGCCACAAAACCCAACACCCACAAGGGTTTGGCGAGCCGAACACGCACAGCGTTTTTTTAGACGAACACACGAAGCC